CTCATACGACGACATAGTGTTAATCTTTGCCGTCTTAGGACTCAAAATGTCAGAGTCAGTGCTTAGCAAGAATTGTTCAGTGTTACCAAATAGAATCAGACCAACAGCAGTAGGTCGGACATAATTCAAAGTAACTGGCTTAGCGGTTGATGCCGAAATATCAATCGGGTCATCATCTGTAGCAGTAAGAGCGGTAGTGTTAAAGAAGTTGAACAGGTCACCTGCTCTACTCATTGTCACGGTTTCATTGGACAAGAACCCAAGGCGGTTCCTATACAAGAACATGTGACGAATAGTTGTACCGACAAAACTAGGATTGGGATTAGTAGTAAGATCACCAATCAATCTTTCATCCCAAGTTACTGGTCCATAAGTAAAGGAGCCATCAGTTTGCCGGACCAATTGGTGAGGCATGGTGAGGGGATCAAACCTATATGTAATTCCAGGTCCAACCGTTTCTTCCCATGTACCTACACCATAAGTAGCACCGGAAGAAGAGTTAAATTTAAGCCACATATCATCAACTTCCACATCACCAGAGTTGACAACTTTGACTACATAACCATCTTTAGCTTGGCTAGGCAAAGCGGAAACCGTTGCAACAGTTTCTTGGAAAGCATACATTGCATCTTGTGATGGACCGCCTACAACTTCAATGGTAAAGGCAGCAGTACAACTAATGTAAATACCAGCACCAACTCTTACAGCAGTGTAAGTTTTACCACCAAAAGTTTGACCATTAATATCACCAACAAGGTCACTAAGAATCTGATCTACATCACCACCTGAACCAGCATTATAAGAACCACGAAGAGTGCCATCAAGCTTAATTTGATAGTGACCAGTGCCAACAATACTAAGAACAACAAAAGCTTGATGAGGAAGAGCAGCAGTGGTAGTTGCTGCATCCATTTGGACTGTTTTAGCTTTGTTTAATACAAATGTGTAATCATTAAGCGTTAGAACTTCAATGTCCTCAGGGTCAGCATCTTTGAGATAAGCATTAGCAGGAACAGTAGTGATAGCACAGTCATTAACTTCAGTGTTGTAAAGACCAAGCTTGGTTGCTTCATCAGCTACAGCGTTACTGTAGTTGGTCTGAGCATTATTCATTGCAGCCAAGGCAGTAGCCAGTTGACCAGCAGTGTGTGTAGCTGCTACCGTATGAATCGCTGTAAAGACTCTGTAACCCTCTGCAGCAAGCTTTGGATGCTCATCGGTACGTTCGGTACCAAGAGTATATCCAGCGGGCAAGGAGACGCTTGTAGACACCACTGTGTCAGCGTTCTTAACTACATAAACCCCATCAGCATTTTTTGTGATACCTGAATACAGGTAAACTTCGTAAAAAGTGTTTGGTGTAGCAGAAGGAATGTAATTGTACTTTACATCAAACAATTCTTCTGTAGTGGCATTCTGTCCGGCAAGAGCTTCAGCGTAATTAGATTGAGCGGTATGAAGTTCTGTAAGCCTAGTTTTCCTGACGTTTACTGCTGCATTGTAATTAGCAAGTGTAGTTTTTACATCTGCAATAACACACGTACCAGGAACACCTGTATTACTACCCATGTTAACAGCACGGGGGGAACCATCTGATAGGCTCCAAATACGAAATACATTGTTTGCATATTGAGCAACGTATTTCTCATCCTGATCCCTAAGAATCGAAAACCAACGACCAGTAGTGGCAGCGTTTGTCAACGACTCAATGTATTCACCACCAGGACGCTTCAACATACCCAACGCAAAGTCAGGCAAGGTATTCACTGCATCTCTGACTTGTCCAGGAAACTTCCTGCTATCAGGTTGTTGAGAGATACCAAGAAAAAGGTTTGGGATTCTCTGGGAAATGGTACTCATCGCATCAAAGCTTGATAAGGTTGATAACTTGTGTAGTAATTCTGACCATCCTTAAAACCAAACATCGAGTAATCCCCTTGGTTGCATTCATATTCAATGGCTGCAGCACGGGTATAGACTTCTTGTTCAGCAAGGAGTTTGTTGATCTCTTGATCACCAATTAACTTGGTGGCACACATACGAGCAGCACGAGCAGTGATGTACGTTTGAATAGCAGGGGGTACATCAGTGAAATCAAAGTACCAGGTCAGATCAACGTGAACAGGTTCAGTAAAAGTAAATGTATGATGAAGACGGTCATACAACTTTCCATCACGGCGTACTAAATCAAACTCATTTTTATGATGTTCGACATTAGCATCCATTTGAAGGACATTGTACGGATATAAAATTTGATTAGTGATTGAATCTGGAACCATCTCGTAGTCCCGTTCTGTGTTAAAGATCCAACCTTCAGATTGAACTTGACGATTGATTTCTCTAAGAGTATTCAGAACAATGGATACTTCGGGGTTCTGTAGATCCAGCGTGGTGACAGGAGCCTGTCCCACAGAGCTTAGTATTTGATTAACAGCATCCAGTTCGGTGGACACAGCATAAGTAGGAAAGGGCATAGTACCTATCAGAAATTAAAAAAAAGGGGACCCCGAAGGATCCCCAATGTTGAGTACGAAAAGAATCAGAACTCAGAAGGTGCAGTAGCGCCCACATACAGCTCAACAGCTGCAGCAGGGTTCAGGTAATCAGCACCCATAGCCAGACGGCCAAGGATAACGTCACCCTGGTAGATCACCGACACGTCACCGCTGGTCACTTGCACTTGAGGACCAATTGCCTCAACCACACCAGCAGCTTCCTTCTGGAAGATCAGACCACAGGACTTGGTACCAACTTCAGCAGCGGTACCGTAGTCGTTCTTGATACCGGTCACAGCACCGTCAGCGTTCTCCAGGGCAGGACCCACGAAGCTACCAACGTTACCAGGAGAAGTCTCACCGGTAGTACCGCCGTACTTGGTACCATAGTTGCCCAGGAAGGGGATGTTCATGGACTTGTAGATCTTGATACCGGCAATCTCAATGATGCCGTTACCCTTTTGCAGGGAATCACCTTGAACATCGCGGTTCACGAGACCGTTAGAACCGATGGCTTGGATCAGAGCGTAGTACTGGCGGGGGTTCAGAACACCCACACGACCGTCGCTGCTGACACCTTTCTCATCCATAGCGGCTGCAGCGTCATAGAACGCATTAACCAGAGCAGTGGAATCAAAAGCATCCGAATCGTTGGCAGAAGAACCAACGCGGATTTGGGTACCACCAGGCTCAACGAAGCTGGCTTTGGTGATGGGGCTAGCCTTACGTGCACCGCGAGCGATAGCACGGAAGATGTAGCGGTCATACTTCTCAGCAAGAGCATAACCGATCTTGCGAGAGATCTCCGAACGCAGATCGTAGTGAGCCAGTACTTCGTCAAGCTCATACACAAAAGCCGAAGAAATCAGAAGGTCATCACAGGTGATGGTCTTCTCAGCCACCGGAGGTGCAGCATCGCTGTTACCCAGGATAGCGTTGCCAGGAGTATGGAACTCGGCAGTGGTGCGACCCGTGTAGATGAACTGCAGAGACTTGCCGTTCTTCAGGGTACGCTTCATAACCAGATCACGAGCAATCGACTCGTACTGGAAACCTTTGAACATCTCACCAGAAAAGAGGGTGAGATACAGAGCACGGGCATCACCCGCACCATTAGATTGACCAGGACGAGTCAGGCTCGTGGTCAAAGAGGAAGTTTGATGTGCCATTGATAGAGAGAAAGAAGTTTGTTACTTGCTCTCAAACGTTTGAGAAAAAAATTGTGTAGCCATATTGTGTTGTCGTCTTTCCGACTGTCAACGGCTAAGGGTATCGGCGTACCGGCCTCAGCCAATGAAAGGGGAGTCCGACTCTGAGGTGCTCCCCTAACGATTCACTCAGTTTCTTCCTGAGTTTGTTCTTCTTCAGTTTGTGGTTCTTCTTCTTTTACTTCAGGCTCAGGAGTGTAACGAGTTACAAAGGCTTGAAGCTTAGAGGATTGGTGTGACATAATCAGCCGATGACTGGAGCCACCAAGGCGACTGGAGTTGTCTCAGCAGCAGCAAGGTCCAGAGGGAAGTTGTGAGCGTTTCTTTCGTGCATGACTTCAAAGCCGAGGTTGGCTTTGTTAAGAATGTCTGCCCAAGTATCCACAACATGTCCCTGGTTATCAATAAGGGACTGGTTAAAATTAAAGCCGTTAAGATTGAAAGCCATCGTAGACACGCCAAGAGCAGCGAACCAGATACCAACAACAGGCCAAGCAGCCAGAAAAAAGTGAAGGCTGCGGCTATTGTTAAAGCTCGCATACTGGAAGATAAGACGCCCGAAGTAGCCATGTGCCGCTACGATGTTGTAAGTTTCTTCTTCTTGTCCAAACTTGTAACCATAATTCTGAGAGATTTCCTCAGTGGTTTCACGGATAAGAGAAGACGTGACAAGGCTACCGTGCATAGCACTAAACAAGCTACCCCCAAATACACCAGCAACTCCCAACATGTGGAAAGGATGCATGAGGATATTGTGTTCAGCTTGGAAGACCAGCATGTAATTAAACGTGCCGGAGATACCGAGAGGCATTGCATCGGAGAAAGATCCTTGACCGAAGGGGTAGATGAGGAACACTGCAGTAGCAGCTGCAACCGGAGCAGAGTAAGCAACGAAGATCCAGGGACGCATCCCTAGTCGATAGCTAAGTTCCCACTCTCGTCCCATGTAAGCATAGATGCCAATGAGGAAGTGGAAGACTGTGAGTTGGAACGGACCCCCGTTGTAGAGCCATTCATCAAGTGAACCAGCTTCCCAAATTGGGTAGAAGTGTAGTCCGATGGCATTGCTGCTCGGAATGACGGCTCCCGATATGATGTTGTTTCCATAGAGAAGAGACCCAGATACAGGCTCGCGGATGCCATCAATGTCCGTAGGAGGAGCAGCAATGAAAGCCAGAATAAAGCAAGTAGCTGCTGCGAGTAAACAGGGAATCATTAGAACACCGAAGTGTCCCACATAAAGACGGTTGTTAGTGGATGTAATCCATCCAAGGTATTTATCCCAGATGTTTGAACTCTTCTGAGGAAGAGCGAGAGTTGCGTTCATCGTAGTAATCGAAAACATCTAATGCCTTATGGGCACGACGGTCACCCAAATATGGAAGCATTAAATTTAGCAATCGAGTAACATCTTGTTTGTTCCCTACTTGCCATTTCCAAGCGTCTTTATTTTGATGAGGCCGACGCGGGCAATACGTAATTTTGTTGTTTATACAATCAGCAAGACGAGCGAATTTAAGTAAAACATCGTGATCTGTACTGACTAACTGAAGGTAGCAATAACCTTTTTTCTGACTAATGGAGATAGACCCTTCGCCCTCAAAGAGTCCAGCCATCCATGCGGTATCCGCGATTGTAGTATTCATTTGAAGTTAGTTAAGACGGGTTACTTTTACCCTTCCAACTCCAGAGTTAGTGAGACCGATTGCATCAGCCGCACCTTTACTGAGATCTAAACCCCTATCATAAGCATAGGGACCGCGATCATTGACCCGAACAACGGCACACCCACGATAACAAACTTTTAGTTTAGTACCGAAGGGGAGTGTCTTGTGCGCTGCAGTAAGGCCGTTTTGATTGTATCGTTCACCGTTAGCGGTGAGGTTTCCGTGGAAGCCAGGACCATACCAACTGGTGATCACCGACAGAGTAGTTAGAATAGGAATCATGAGAAATTAGCAAAGAACTTTTATATTGCTTACTTCTTCAGTTGAGCGTAGCGAAACGCTCGTTGTCCCGTCAAAACACTCGCAGTAATGACGGGACTTGTTGCGTCGTTTGCGGACGTTTCAATGCGTCTTTTGCGGAGCCTATTTCTTCTTGGCAGTCTTAGCTGCTTGCTTGAATTGCTTAGCAGTAGGAGCACCAGCAGAGCCAGGCTTCCTCATCTTTTCACCACTGCCTTCTTCAATGCGTTTCCGCTTGGCATGGATGTTTGCGTAGAGACCTTGTTTAGCCATTACTTTTTCTTTTTAGATTTACCAGCTTTGCTAAGTGCAATGGCTACCGCTTGTTTTTGTGGGTAGCCTTCACCCTTAAGTTTACTGATGTTAGAGGAGACAGCTTTATCGGATTTACCTTTCTTAAGAGGCATTACCAGATACCAGGAATAATTTGACCAGTCAGTGCGTAAGCACCCAAAGCAGCCACGATGCCAAGCATAGCCAGGCGACCATTGAGCTGTTCAGCACGTTCATTATGTGGAACGGAATAATTGTGATCAGGATACATACTATCAAAACTCAAGATCAGAGCGTGCAAGTTTATCAATCACATCTTGACGGTAGGCAGGGTCTTGGTCGTAGCGCCGATCAGCCATAGCTTGAATAAGTTCAGCTTGACTACGGAATACATCTTGTGAACGTGCTGGCTTACCGCTCAGCATTTCTCCTTCTACTCCCACAGCATCAGTGTAACGATAGTATAATGCTTGCAGTGCAAGCTGAATAGCGTTGGTGTTGCCCGATTCAATAAGAGAATCAAAAGCTTCAATTTCTCCTTCGCTAAAGTTTTCAGCTGCCCAACTGGTCAACTGATTGTAAGCGGCTTGACCGCCTACCATGTTTTGAAGTTGGTTAACTTCTTCGTTGCTCAACTCCCTACCAGATTGAGAGGGTTGTTGAGCTTGCATTTCAAAATAGGCTTGCACCAAATCTTGAGATGACATTTGGGAAAAAGCTTCAAGAGTTTCAGCACTCAGTTCCCCTGTCTCTGAATACTCATCACCAGCAATGGCAAATAAGTCGGACAAGGCACTGTAATCTTCACTCTCTTCAGATTCTTCAACTGGTTCATCATCGTAAGATTCTTCTGCAGACTCTTCACGATTACCTCCAAGCTTCTTTTCAAGCTCCATATAAGCTCGTTCAAGCTCTTCAGCATTTTTATATTTACCAGCCAACATGCCTTCATGTTGTTCCATCAACTCTTTGCCGATAGCAAGAGATTCAGCTTCATCGGATTCGATGGAAGACATTACTTCTGCATCGGGGGTGGGATCAAAGCTTAGAATTTCAGACATAAAATTTTATTGCATTGGTGGAGCGGATTGAGTACCAAGGTATTGAGCAATGGCATCTTCCGCGTTGGGGTTCTTGGATGGGTCAGCGATAGGAGCTTTAAGCATATCGGGCATCTGTTGCATTTGCAGCATCTGTTGCTGCTGTGCCATAGCCCCTTGACGCTCCTGTTGACGTTGATCCATCGACTTAACAAGATTCAATACATCAATACCTTGTGCAGCTGCCAAGCGTTTGATAGCTTCATCTGCATTGATATACTGCATCATTGCCTCAGGACCAAGTGCCTGAGAGATTGTTGCAATGAAGGTGGTAAGAGATTCACGATCTTGTCCTCTACCAAGAGCATTGATACCAGCAACGATGGTTGGGTTCACAAGATCTTTAGGGATCCGGGGAAGTTCACCTGAACGTTGGAGGACCAATAGCTTACGGTTAAGGTAAGGAATAAGGAACTCAACAGTCAACAGGGAGAATAGTCCCCCCAAGGATTGTTCGAGTTCGAGTTGAGTAAGGCGAACCTCTTCAGCTGTAGTGCGTTCTGATTGCCTTACAGAAAGAATCAGGAATGCCTCAGAGATTCTACGCTCAAGAGTTGCAGCAAGATTAGCTGCAGTACTGAAGTCAGCGGTCTTACCCACTTGGATAACACCAATGTCATCAGGCCGTCCTTGAACGATCGCACCGTTGCCTGCTTGGGCGATGGTCTGGGGTTTAGTCGTGCTTGAGGGTGATACCACGAAGACGACCTTAGCGGCTGCTGCAGAGCCTTCTACGAGTGCCTGAGAGAGTGCATCAAGTGACTTGAGATCACCCAGAAATTCTTCGACTCTACCTCGTCCGTAGTTCTCACCATCAACAGAGTTGAAACGAAGGACTAGCCAAGGGTTAGCATCCTTCGGAGCTTTACCTTCTGTACCTTGAATCTTTTTACCGTACGCTTCTTGATGCCACAACCAACGGTTGTTGTCAAGACGTACGTGAGTATAAACCTCTACGTCATCTTCGTAAGCGTAGTTACGATCATTGACTTGATGAGGTTTCTCTTGAAGCTCTTTAGGAAGAAGCTTTTTATTAATCAGTTCTTTGGTGACGATCTCAATTACGTTACCATTACCATCACGTTCAACCACATAGCGGTTTAATGGATAGTGCTTCAACCCATCCTTACCCATGTAGATAAGAGCGTTACCACCAACAACAAGATGTTTGATGGCTTGGTGAACAACGACACGATCACTGGAAGCAGCGATAGAGTCCATTACCATTCGCTCAATCTTGGCAAAGCTTAGGTCAAGCTCAGAACGGATCTCAGCAGGCAAATCAGTGCCTAGCTTATCATCACGAATTTGAAGCTTAAAGAAAGTAGTTTGTGGGGGAAGCAGTGCAAGCATAAGCTTAGCTGCCAATGTAACTACTGACTTAGCACCTACTGATTGCCAAGGTTGTTTAAGGGACTTGTGGGAAATCCTATGCTCATCACGCTGGATGAGATAAGGAATTGTAAGCTCAGAGCATTCAACCGCAGTTTGGAGAAAGTTAGTACGGTAGCTACTTAGATGATCGTACCTTGATTTAGCGTCCATCTAATTAACCAATGTTAGTTCCGCTTGCACCCATGTCAATGTTAGTGCCAGGGGTACGATTGATACGAAGTGATGCAATACCAGTTGCAGCTCCAGGAGCTTTCTGACGTGTACGCATAAGGGGAGTTGTAGCTTCAGCAGCCGTTTTAACTTTGAAAGGTACTTTAGAACTTTCAGCAATCATTTTCAAAGCTTCTTGTTGACGCTTGTCTGCTTCAGCCTGCAGCTGCTGCATACGAGCTTGTTCAGCTTGGCGATCACGTTCAGCTTGTTCAATGATGTTACGTTGAGCAGTTTCTGCTCGCATTTGTTCTTGTTGGCGGTGGTGTTCGCGCCTAGCGGCTCCTCCTCCACACATAATGTTAATCCTCTTGTGTAAGACGTGTACGAATCCACTCCACAACACTTGCTTGACCAGACCGATACATGATCTGGTTAAGCGGAGTGTCAGGAGTAGGGTTGATTGGTGGATAAAGATCCTCTAGCTCAGCCAACAACTTTTCAACAGTCAGAAGGTTAAGCGTATTGAGGGAGGTTAGGGTTTGCATGTTCAAAGAACGCTGGCATACGTGCCCGCTTGGTATCGGAAAGCTCAGGAGCTTTACCTTCATACATCAGACGATCACTACTATCCAGCCAGAATTTTTTGTTCAGATATTTATTAGGGTTGTTAGCCTTGAGAGGCTGCATCACCCAGCTTATAGTGGCTTTACGGAGCCGATCCAAAGAAGGACTCCAATCGAGGTTAAGCTCACGACAAACCAAACTATTTGTGGCAACGTGCACTTGTTCATCTCTGGAAATGTCAGCACTTACTGTTCGGAGACCAGCATCACCGTTAAATCTGAAGAATGGGAGGAGCACGAAGAAAATTGCACGTTCGGCAACCAGCGCCTTGAGGAGCGTGTGATCTGGATGAGAAACCCAGGCGTCCCGCAGATTCTTTGCTTCGGCTTCAGCTTTTTCATCAACGCCGATAGCATTGGCGATGTAACCGAGTGCAAGGTCGTGGTTCTCTTCGTCCTTGATATTGGACAGAAGGAGATCCCGTGCCATTTGTGGTACTTCAGTTTTAAGTGCATCATGGATAAAGTCTCCTACCGGAAGCTCCATATGTCGGATTGCCAAAGCACGGTAGATAGTTTCTTCCGCACCTTCAGCCAGTTTACCCGCAGTCGTTTGAACAGGGGTCCAAGTTCTTTTTCTTTCAAGTAGTTTTTGATAAGGGTTCATTCGCCGCAATTACAATCAGGTGCAGGGTTATCATCCCTGTCGTACAAAATGGACTCCAGGTAGGCATCTACTTCTGACTCGTCCAATGCGGCATATGCGCTGGTCTTGTCTTGAGTATCACCCATAACCTGAAGCGAATAATAAAGGGAGGTTTGCTCAGAGGCAAGCCACTCTTCGATAAACGCTTCGTCATAGGTGATCACATCAGACCAACTATTGAAGCTGTAACCGTGAAGAAGTCCCGTAGCGTCAAGCATCCTCATGATGCCATCAGCAACTTTCTTATATGCATCCCAGCCAACCTCAGCTGCGATCTCAACAGGACCGTAGTCGAAGCTCTGGACGCCAAACGTACCGCTATCACGGTCCACCTGACGGGCAATAGGAGGTGCAATTTCAGGACAGGTAGTGTACCCATCCAAGTCTTGATAACGGTAGCTGCAAGAGGCAGTAGGAGCAATGGCAAATGCACGATCCATGTTAGCGGTGCGTGCAATCTGTGCTGCTTGGTTGATAGCCTTTTGCAGTTCAAAAGCAAGAGTAATGGATGGAGTGTAGTCAGCGTTACCCTTACCGTTGTTGACAACTTCAAGGGCATCGCCAAATTCTTCATAGGTAACGCCGTACCTACGCAGCAGGTTAGCAAGACCCAGCATACCCAAGCCTACCTGACGATCAACATCAGGAGATAGGTATTCACCGGATTGGTCTACGTTGGTTTTGCCGTGCAGGTCACACAGCTGAGACATACCCTTAACAAAGGCAGGTCCAAGGTCTTGATACTCACAAGCTCCAAGGTTGATGTGTTGGAGCAAGCAAGTGCCACGGCTAGGCAGGTAAACCTCAAGACAGACGTTACCACGGATACGCTTACCGTAGGCATCTACTTTAGTTTTGTTCAGCCAAATGTCACCTTGCTTGATACCTTGCAGCAGAGCAGCACGTACATTGGGAGTAGCTTCTTTCCACCAATGGTCGTTGATGTTTACACAACGTTTGACCCAAGGAAGTTCAGCTCGTGATGCTTGAATGAACTCAAGTACATCAGGATGGTTTAGATCAAGATGGCACACTACAGCACCGTTCTTGTAGACTCCTCCACGTCGGAGTATCTCATTGAGGGTACTGTAGATCTTGGCAAATGACACCGGACCAGAAGCCACAAGACCTTTGCCGTTTTCTGCTCCTTTGGGACGGAGCTTAGATAGATGCACAGCAACGCCTGCTCCAAAGCGGAGAGCGTGGGAGACGAATCTCCAAGAGGCTTCAAGTCCATTTGGTCCTTCCATAGTATCCTCCACTACGAAGACAGTGCAGGATACAGGTAGGCGGGAGGTGGGGTCGTCAATCCATGACTGTACGCGCCCAGTGCGAGCAACGAGTTCTTTGGTAGTGGCGGACATTATTAAACGAGATCAGAAAGTGTAGGAGGTTGATAGTTGGGACCTTTGAGAATCTTACCGTCTTCACGACGGATAGGTTTGCCGTCTTCATCAAGCTTACTCATGTTGCTTTGGTGAACACGATCCATTGCTTCATCTAGGTCCCAACCAAGATTAGCAGCGTATTGATAGCAGACGTACACAAGGTCTGCAAGCTCTTTCAAACAATCCTCAGCGTTACGTGTGAATCCGTACAGCAGCTGTTGATCCGCTTCTAGGAACTCTTTAAATTCCTCAACGATCAAACGCTTCTGCATCTCCCGTGAAGCTGTCCCAGTACTGTTCTTCACTTGAAAGCCAAGCCGAAACTCGTTGGCTTGATTCATTAAGGATTTCGTTTTCGAGCTCATTTTGTAGATAGTGGATTGCTTTTTGAAGGTCTGCCTTACGGTCATCTTTGTAACCAGCACGGCAGATGTATTTAATTGCGTTGCCCAGGTGGAAGTTTAGTCCTTGGTCTCGGATGAAATCCCAAACTTGGATAGAACCTCTTCGATAGTATTTGGGTCCAGTTGAGTTGGTGTTGGCCAATGTTTTACTAGGTTAGAGAGTGAGTTACCAAGGATGAAGCACTGCTTCTGAAGTGCCAGGAAGACAGTAATGATGTCCTCCTTAGGTGAATCAGGGTGTCTAAGTGCGTCTTCAATCTGACGCATTTTGAACTGCTGCTCCATCGTCAGTTCGACTATCGGAGGTGGGGGTCCAAAGTTTGACGCATTGGTTGGTGAAGTCATAATCGGTGTGCTGAAGGATCTTTGCGAGCCTAGCGTTTTGAAGGGCAATGGACTCATCAAGATCTTTACTGGCAAACGCTTTGACCACGGACTCCCAGCTGTACCCGTTCTCTTCAAAGAAGGTAACAGCTCGTTTGATCCCGAAGCTAGGTACACCGCTGTATCCATCAGTTTGGTCGCCAGCCAGCGTTTGAATGTAGTGCCAATGTTCACCTTCTTCTTTTGTGATTGTGATGACACCAGTAGATAAATCATAAAGGTCCCCAGGTATTTGTCGCATGTCTTTGTCGGGACTGCAAATAATATGTCCCGGTTCTTTAGTAGCGTAGATGCCAAGAGCATCGTCTGCTTCTAGCTCAGGCATTACAACAACGTTGTAGTCCTTTTTGAGTTGGTTGATGACTCGGCGGTAGCCGCACGGTTTTTTGCGGTTACGGTGTCCTTTATAGCTTGGGTCAATACGTTTACGAAAGTTGACGCTATCAGTGAAAAACAGAATAGAGTCATCAAAACATCCAAGGTCATTAGCGATGTTAAAGAGTTCGCGTTCGACCATGTTGTAGGCTTCGGAGAAGCGACTTGCGACGACGATAACATCATCTCCCCAGTCGATCTCAGTTTCTGTTGCTGCACAGCATTTGTAAACGATGAAGTCTGCATCAATCAGAAGACTCATTTACCTTGACCTCGCTTGAGCTTACGCCCGTGCGAAGGAAGAGAGCGAGTGCCATTGCCTTGTCGGGTGTGTTTGAATTTAGCACGGGATTGGAATTGAACTCGTCCCAGTGCAGTTTTAGATTTGGCTGCCATTGTTTAATCCCAGAAGGTTTCCCAGTTTTGTGGTTCTTTTCCTTTTACCCAACGTACTTGCCACGTTTCAGGGTTGACAAGAACTCTAGGTTTTGTTGCTTTTACTAGGCCACGGGATCCAAATGCTTGGCGTTTGTAATTCCATTTCTCAACCTTTACATCAATGTGTAAAGTGTATGAGTTATGTTCAATAACAATATCCGTTTTGCCAGTGCACCCTACATTTTTGTACACATTAGCACCTCGTTTAAGTGCTTCAGTAATAACAACGTATTCGGCAATGTCACCAAGTCTACTTGAATCAGTGAGTGTCAGCCCAGGTTTGTCCCTCACAAGCTTCGGCGGCAATTGGGATTCGGAGGTTGTAGTGTTCTCCAGCAGCTGCAGCTGATTGTACCAAGGATGTTCGTAAAAGTTCGACGTGTCCAGGGTCGCACTCGAATTGGAGTTCGTCATGTATAAAAGCTAATTGTGAGCAGCAAAGCTCTTGGGTGTTTAAATGGTTGATAAGCATCCAGCGTTTGGCTATTACACCAGCGGATCCTTGTAAGAGGTAGTTAAGGGCTTTGTGGCTACCATCAACAGAGCAGCGGCGAGAGTCACACAAATTGATGTAACCAGATTCCGCCTTGGACTTAACCGCAGAAACCAGTTTCTCAAGTCCAGGAACTGCATCCATGTAAGCCTGACGTATCTCCTTGCCCTTTCTCTTCGCTTCTTTTTCATTGAGTTGAGGATCATAGCTTCTTCCCAGCTTAGCGTCGCCAGCGCCATACAAGAATGCATAGGTTACTGTCTTGACTTGTTTTCTACTAATGCCGATCTTGTCAGCATTTTCTTGGTGAATGTCACCGTTGAGGAGAATGTCGGCATAACGACCTTCGTCATACCTTGCCAGATAATGAGCCAACATACGGAGTTCAATACCAGCCAAATCAGCACCGACCATAACCATGGAAGGGGAGGCGGTAAAGAGTTTTCTGAATCGTGGGTCACTGATAACTTGTCCTAAGTTTGGCTTTCTGTGAGCACACCTATGTGTGTTAGTTGCCACTGAACAGTGGTGATGTATTCGGTTGTTCTTAACCAGCTTGAGCCAAGCGTTGTTGCCCTCAGACAACATGCCTAGCTGTTTAGTTAGCTCAAGACATCTAAAGAATTGCAGAGCTTCCTCTGTTCCTATGTCTTTGAGAACTGTCTCATCAATCGCTGTCTTACCAGCTTTGGTCTTCTTGTCTGGTTGCCAACCATGTAGGTTGGTCATGATCCAGGCAATGTGGTCTCTACTGGTGGGGCTGAACTCTTTGAGCTTTGTGAGCGGTGCTCCCGCCACGTATCCAGTGGTTCGATTAGGTCGTTTAGGAGTAAACTCTCGGTCTTTAACGTAAGGATACCTGTTGCATAGTACTCTTTTAAGCTCGTCCAACTCTCCGTAGAGAGTTTGTGCAAGTTCCCATGCAGCAGACTCATCAAAGTACCATCCATATAGTTCCTGTTCGGTAAGGATTCGTGAGACATCTAACTCCAGCTTTAAGTAGTCAGGAATTTTCGTGTAAAGTGATGCCAAAGTTTTACAGTCACATGTACGTCTTGGATGCAGTAATTTTGCATCTCCTCGCTCCACTCTTTCCAATCAGCAGTCTTTCCAAAGTTTCCCTTGTACTCTCCAAGTCTGTGACCGTAAGCTTCAAGGGAGTGCCTGCCATACAGTTGTAAGGGCATGTTCTTCCACTTACGTTTTTGGTCAACAGCTAGAATGTCAGAATGTAAGACACGAGATATAACCAAAGTATCAATGCTAGGAGGGGAGGTAAACCAGGGGTAAAGATGGCGTAGTACAGGAATGTCGTACCCAATAATGTTATGACCAATAACACATTCTGCGTCCTCAAGCATCTGCACACCTTTCGTGATAGGTTGCTGATCACCTTGATCGTTGAAGACATAAGTCTCTTTGGTGTTGAGATCATAGATGCCAAGACAGTGGACGCAGGTAACATCATCTAGTAAGCCATCGGTTTCTAAGTCAAAGACAAGATTCATACATCCTCCAGCTCGGCGGCGAATGAAAGTTCAGGCATCGTCCTCTTCCATTTCTTAAGGGATTTTTGATTGCCAGTACTGCCAACGTACAAGCGCTGGAATAGCGGTTGGTTGGACTCCCATATTTTCTAGGAGAAGCTCAAACCATTCAGCCACAGCTTCGATTGTTACATCGACCTTGGGGTGGCCAGGGGGATAATCAAGGGCATCTCCAATCATGCGTTGGAGTTTTGTGTAGTTGCTTTCGTCGTTAGTCATCAAACTGCTCCAGCTCGGCGGCGATGGCGAGAAGTTCATTACGATACGTTATACGTGCAAAATTAAATCCTTGGTCGTATTCGTTGTAGTCTTCAATTGTCGGCCATTCGTTTGGCATAACTTGATCCGCAGCAGCTCGCAGGGCGGCGGCAACGATTTTGTGCAAATCGGTGGGGTGAATGCAATCATCTTCAGCGGCATCCAGTACCGCCTGCGCGGCAGGTGAAAGTTCAGACATAGAGATTGGGTTACTCATTTACCGTGCCACACGTACGTCTTATCAACGAACTGTGCTTTGGCTACGGCTTCAGGGGTAGGACGGTTAGGTGCAACTGCCATCAGGACTTCACCATTACCTTGACGATAAAGGGTTGCGCCAATATATGTCTCAAAAGTCTGTGGTGGGGTCGAACTCTTGTTCTGGTTGAGTTTCATGGAATTTACAGGTGGATAAATCATAGCTCAGATTACACGCGACGCCAACTTCGCCCGAATAGCGATTTTTAAGGACTCGCACTGTTGTATCACTTCTTCCAGTTGCGGCCTGTTGATTGCGTTCGAGTGCAATAACTCCGTCAGAGAGTTGTGCAATTGCCGCGCTTCCCCTGAGCTGCCCCAAAGTGACGCGAGCTCCTTCTTCATGATTCGTATCAGATGATGTTCGCCTGAGGTGGGAGACGAGAAACATAGCTACGCCTGTACGTTCTACAAGAGAACGCAGACGTGTCATGGTGGTGTCGATCATGCGGCGTTCATCGCCGTCAAGACCGGACAACAAGATGCTGAGGTGATCTAGAAAGATGATCCTCGCATCAAGACCTGTTGCCAGGTATTCAATTCGGTTGTAGATGAGATCAGGATCAAAAGAACCAAAGCCGTCGAAAAGAAACAGGTTCCAATTAGCAAGAGTGTCTTGATATGCTTTGGTGAGATCAGATCGTTCATGTTCTCCAAGGTGAAGTGATTTGCCAACAGCAGCGGACATTAGTCCGAGAGCTGTTCGTCTGTTGCTCTCTTCGAGAGCCAAGTATCCAACTCGTTCACCGGAACTGAGAAGGTTAGTTGCCAACTCTCTACAGAAGCTGGATTTACCAATACCAGATCCTGCAGTAATTGTAACAAGCTCGCCGTATCTGATCCCGTGAAGTTTATTTTGTAGTCCCACAAAGGGGTAGTCATGATCAGAAGGTGGGAGTGGTGTAGTTACAATCTCGAAGAGGCTTTTGCCATCAACGATCCCATCTGGACGGTAAGGTTTTGCATTCCAAATAGACTCACGAATCGCTTGAGCGTCATTGGCAACAAGGGCGTCTGACGCATCTTTGTAATCATTCGGGAGCGATGCAATCTTGCATTTGCCAGGTGGCAGTACGCTTGCTGCCTCCTCCGTCGCCTTACGGCCTGCCTCGTCATTGTCGAAGAACAGGACAATCTCCTCATAACCTTGAAGCCATGGGATAACCCGTTGAATCGACTTTTTGGCCGAAGCGGCACCGCTAGGTAACGATACCATCGGCCACCCCGGCATAGCTTCTTGACATGAAGCTGCATCGAGTTCTCCTTCTGTAATGACCACTCGTTTTCCAGTGGCGGGAAACAAATGTTGTCCAAAGAGGGTACCTGGGACATTGCCTTCGTAGGTGAATACTTTGTCTTTAGTTTTTACTTTACATCCTTCAAGTACTCCAGACTCGCTGAAATAATGGAAGCGTAAAACGTCTCCGTCTTTATGGATTCTGTACTGTTGGCAGACCTTTTCGGAGATCTTGCGTTTTTGCAGCCGTTCGGCTGATCCGCGTAGCTGTACATTGGTGGACATTTTGTGAG